AAGTAAATCTATTTGATCTTCCCTATCAAGAGACATACGATCTGTGGAAACTAAACCAATGGATACATCACCTGTCCATTTATCTTTATCTATTATAGGTTTTAACATAATACAGATATCATTTTTATCCATCATCATTTTATTCTCCTAACTTTGTTACCTGAAAACTTAATGAAGTTTGGGTATTTATTTTTACCTTTTTCTTTTAACCAATCCTCAGGTATTATTCTATCGTAATATCTAAACCCATACTTGATACACCATTCACCATAGTTAGACTTTGCTCCCTTCCTTAATTTATTTCTGCTATTTTCAAACACAAATCGAATATCTAAATGGGGATGTTGTTTCTGTATGGCTAAATGTTTACGTCTATCTGATGCTAAGAACCTACCTTTTGTTTCTATTATTATTCCATTACTTAATATAAAGTCAGGGGTATAGGTGCGATAAGATAAGTCTTCCCACTCTATCTTGACAGTTTCATATGTAAACTTACACTTGTTTTCTTTCAAGTAGAGAGATATCTTATGTTCTAATCCACTCCTATACCCATGCTTCAAAGCATTACGATATGCTCTATGTGGTGACACTATAGAAAAGTTCTCCAACCTGTGAAGGGATTCCATTCAGAGTATGATGAGTTAGTATTATAGTTATAACCTAATGCTTTCAACTCTTCCTTCACTGCCTCGTCTGCCATCTTCTTGGCTTCCATAGCTTCCTTTAAACCTTTCGTTTTCATTTCACGATAGGCTTTCTTAGCTTCTGCTAACTCTTTCTCCATATTTTCTATGTTAGCTTTTAGCTCCTCTATGTTTTTAGTGGACATTATTTTACACTCCATATCTTCTTTGCTTCTTCTTTCATCTCTCCTGACCACATCCAAGAGTCTGTGTTAGGATAAACTAAAGAAGCTAACTCATGTCTATCATCACTTATAGACAAAAACTTTTGTATACTAAAGGCAACCTTTTTAAGTTGTTTCTTATACTGTGATAAGTTTGTTAGTGTAAATGTCTTACACTCTTTAGGTGTAGCGAAGAATAAATCTACACTACTCTTTGGGTATGCCATAGAATACAAAGCCATCTGTCTCTTTTGTGCCTCTGTAGGTTTAGAGGGCATTCTTGTAGATGTCTTTAGGTCTACAATTTTATCTTCAAACCTGAAGTCAATGTATCCCATGACAGGTACAGGCAAGTCATCAAATTGAACCTCAACTTTCTCTTGATAAGCTACAAGATTCTCATGATTAAAGTTCTCATCAATAACTTTCCCAAAGTCTTTCAATAACTTTTTTTCTTTTATAGTTTTAGTATCTCCTAAATCTATCTGTGATTCTGCACACAAGGACATAAACTTCATGTCCAAAAGATTAAAGTCAAACACACCTTTCTCATATTTATTAGCTAGTGCAAACTCTTCTGCAATACCCCTTACTGCACTAGCACCACTAGAAGATTTAACACCAAACAAGTATCGTGTTATCCACATGGGTATATCACTTATGTAAGTGTTCATACTACTAGGTGATAGATAGTTAATATTATGTACCTTAAAGGGGTTATTACTTTTCATTAAGCTACATCTTCATTATCGATCTGCACAAATTGTGAGACAGTATCCTCATCATCCTTTGAGATATTTGAATTAACTTTATCATCCCACATACTCATTATATAGGTATTATAATTCTCAATCCAAGATATAAAATCAGTAAAGGTTGTCTGATCTTTATCACTTAACTCAATGGACTTGGTTGTATCTAACATAACCTTAGGTACATAAAACTTCTCACCACTAGCTAAATCTCTAGGATCACCCAAGGCAGTTATAGTATGTTGCACAGGTAGTTTTCTCATAGTAGATAGTGTAGCAAAAGGTTTGCCTACAATCTTAAATGCCTCACGATTATCTATCTCCCAAATAAACGGAACATCTTTTACCTCTGTAAGGTTACCACTCTTCTCAGTCTTAACATCTTTCATAGTTATTAAACCAAATAAAACTCTAACTCTTTTTATCTGCTTAATTAAGTTCTGCATATCTGCAGACAGAGATGAAAAGTCTTTTATATAACCACTTGGCTTACCACAATTAAATGTACCTTGATTATCTTTCAAATCAATATTTAAATTGTCTGCCATAATAGTTTTATGGAAGATACCTAGAGGATCACCCTTCTTTGGATTAATAGCCTTAACAAATCTCTTATACATAAACCTCTGCATAAAGGGTCTGATCTCAACTTCTTTAGCATAGTATATAGTATCATCAGGAACATCTAATTTATATGACCCTGCTTTTATCTTTACTACTTCTTCTATCTCATCACCTACCTGCTTCTCACCCATGATAGGTTTGTGTAATAGTTTTAATCTCGGTAAACTACTACTCTTATTATCAGATGATTCTCCTGTAAGACCCATTGCTTTAGCCATAACAGAATAATTATCTGTATTAATTGTAACTATTTCATTCATACTTATACCTTCCTTCCTTTAAAGATCACTTGTTATATCACATAATATCATGTGTGTCAAGCCAATTATTACCTATTTTCATATCTAATTTTAGAGGTACATTGAAGTCAATCTTAAATTGATTATCAATAATAGCTTTCATATTAGTATTAATACCTCTTAATATAAATGTAACCTTTTGTTTTTCTTCAGGGTGTACATCTATCACTATAGAATCATGCACAGTATTTACAATACACGATTGCAATTTACTTAATTGTTTTTCTATCTCCATAAGTACGACAGGAACAATATCTGCAGTAGCAAAACTCTGCACAGGATAGTTCTTTATCTGTGTGAAGTTAGATACCTTACCATTAGCATACCTCTTCATGTTATTAAATGAAAACTCTCTGCCTGATGGTGTCTTTATTCTGCCTGTACTCATAGCTTCTTTAGCCAATCTGGTGTGCCATAAGTTGACTTCTTTGTATTTTTCTGTGAAGTGTTTGTAGTAGGTGGCTTGGGCAGATGATCTACCAAATCCTGTTGCTCCGTAGAGGGGTGCAAACGTGTGTGCCTTCGCTTCCTGACGAGATGTAGGCTCACCTGCATCACTAATAACACGAGCAGTATAACTATGCACGTCAAATCCATCTTCTATCTCCTTCATTGCTATTGAATCTTGTGACAAGAATGCTGCAGTTCTAAACTCTAACTGTGCAAAGTCTGCCTCTAGTATCTCTCCACCTTCCCAACGTGATACAAATACTTTCTTAACAGGAAACGTACCACCTCTAGGCATATTCTGCATATTAGGGTCTGCTCCACTAAATCTACCTGTAGATGTTCTGTGTTGTAATAACCTCACGTGTAACATACCATCAGACTTTACATGAGTTTGTATACCCTCAACAAAAGATGAGAGGTAAGTATCTAATGCAGATAATCTTTGTATGTCACGTAGAAAAGATTGTGCATCAGTCATGTGTCTATCTTTAGCTATGCTCTGTAGTAACTCTAAGTTAGTTTTGTTTACACTAAAACCATTTGCACTTACCCACTTCTGATTAGGTGCAGAAAACTTTAGACCTGCAATCTCTTTCGTAGGTATAAACTTATATCCATCACCATCACATATAGGACACACACTAGGTTTAGCATATGGACTACCATCCTTCTTTATCTTTCTAATATATCCTGTGCCTTTACAGTAACCACACTGTTCTGCTTTTGTTTTATAAACTATACTAGAATTGTATGCTACATTGTTCTTGAATTGTTTGTCATGCATATTAGGATGGAAATAATTTGCCCATGTAGCCTTGTCTTTTACTTTCCTACTATATATAACCCAAGACATTTGTTCAGGACTATTGAGATTGATAGGTGTATCTCCCATAAGTTCTCTCACTTGTTTGTTTAAACGTTCCTCTATATCTTTCTTCTCCTGTTCAAACTCCTGTCTAACTTCATTAAGTTTACTCTGATCTACTTTAAAACCATTACGATACATATTAGCTAGAGTTACTGTCACTTTATTAGTTAATATTACAGAGTCCAAGAGTCCTGCATACTGTTCACTATTTAGTTTCTTATACTGTGCATCACATAGTTGTTGTGTAGCACGTAAGTCTGCAGATAAGTATTCAGATAACTCATCTCTTGGTATCTCATCTGTAGCATAACCCTTGGCAAAGTATTGTTTAAGTGTATCTTGTTTCTTAGTCTCAAGATCATACCTCTCTGCACAGTCTTTTAAATGCAAGGGTTCTTTCAATCCTCTCTGTAGTATATACTCTGTTAACATAGTACAGTAAACAGGACCATCATATCTAAACCCTGACTCCCATAGCCACATCAAGTCATAGGCTATGTTGTGTCCTATGAGTATAGTTGCCTGATCTAGTAACTCCTGTATCTCAACATGAGGTGTACCACCTCTGTCCATATTGTATAAGTATTCACTGCCCTGATCAGTAAGACAACCTACCATTACTAATTTATTGTCAGGTTCAAATGGATCAAGGTGTAACTTACCATCTCTTTTTGTTGTTGTATTTTCTACGTCTAATGTTAGTTTCATTTCTTATACTCCTTCAATATATAATTATCTATAAAATGTTGTAGGTCAGACTTGTGTCTGTACCATGTACTCTTGTGTAGTATTCTCCAATTATCATTACGTAGTGTAACAACAAACTTATCATTTATTAAGACAGTACCACTCTCATATTCCTGTACCTCTAACCCTGCCTCAATAAACTTAATTAACTTACGTAGTCTTTTTGCCTCTCGTTCATATGAGTTTGAATAGTAATCTTTATGGTAGCAATCTAAATCACGTTGCTTGGCATCTTTCTCTGCATCTTTTAAATCTTCTTTTAGTTCAGGTAAATCTTTTTTACTGTATAGGTTTTCTGCCTTCTCAAGTTTTGCCCTGTGTGTATCTAAGTATCTCATAGCATTGGCTAGTCTTGTTGTCTCATCAGAGAATGCACCTAGTCCTGTATTACAGTGATGACATATCCAACCTCTGAAAGTATTTGTTTCATGACAGTGATCCAATACCCACGTCTTCATTCGTATCTGTCCATACTTAGATAGTTCTTCCAAGTCTCTGTCACAGACAGGGCAACAGTAATCATCACTAGGATATTCATTCTCCTTTCTTAGCTTCTTGATTATAGTTTTGTGTCCATTCTTACAGGACTTACACGTTCTCTTTATCTCACCTGACTTCATAACGATGTAATTAGTTACAGGTTGTTCTATGTCACACTTGATACACGTTATATATTTTGTCATGCCTGATACCTCGCTAACTTATAGTCTAAGTCACAGATAATTTTACCATGCCAACCTGTTACTTTATTCTTGACAACGTTTAGATGTCTCACACTGTCCTCTGCATCTTGTCCTTCAACAGGTGGGTTCTTAGCTATTAAGATCATGACATCTGCCTCTGCTGCTTTTCCTGTACGACTGCCTTCCATCATAGATTGGTTCAGTAATACTTTACCTTCTGCCTCTGCATTTAACTGTGACATATAGAATACTGCACAGTTGTATGCCTTACCTATCTGTCTAGCATGGATAGCATTAGCCTTCAATGCCTCATCTTGTCTAGCAAATCCCTGTGTTAGAGCAAACTTATCTCCCATATCAAGGACAAGCACGTCAGGTTTATATGCCTTACATATACTCTCTACCCAATTCATATCCTTACTTGTGGCATCTTTGATAGATACATTCTTCTCTACCTTCTTCCACAATTCCTGTGCCTCAGTAGGTTTGTCACGTATCTCGTGCATATCCATCCCTACTGCTGCAGTTAGGTATCTTGCACCAACTCTTACTGCCTTCTCCTCATTACACAACACCACACACCTAGCACCTTGATGTGCAAAGCCTGTAGGGGAAGCGATTAGAGAGGCATGGAAGCTAGTCTTACCTGTGTTAGGTCTAGCACCCACCTCAATCAAGTGACCTGCATTGACACCCTCTAATTGATGTACAAGAGATGGTATATTAAATGACCATCTAGTCTCAAGGTCATTACTCTTGATTAGGTTCTCAATACTAAGGTCTTCCCAATCTATATTTAGGTTAGGAATAAAGTCTTCACCATAGGAATCAAGTATATTTCTAAGGGGTTCAAGTGTGGATTGAGTACCATTGACATAGTTAAAACCAATGTTAGCAATATCCTCACCCACAATTTGTTGAAACAATTTTGAAAGCACTTCCTGTGCAATGTCTTTACCAAGTTCAGTCTCCTTTTTTAGTGTACGAAACGTAGACTCATATGCCTGTTTCTGTGCAGTAGTTAGGCTAGGATTAGATGACATGAACAATGCCTGTATCTCATCAGACGTAACTGTTCTATCATACTGTAACATAGCCTTATCTATAGTTGATTTGATCTTTCTAACTTCCTTACTGAATAATCTGTCAGGACACTTAGCACCCTTGTGATCATCATAGAAATCTTTATTCATCAAAGTTTTAATTAACGATAGTTCCATTTATTAACTCCTTTAGTTTGGTTAAATCATTATCTCTTTTATATTTTAAATCGTCTTCTAACTTTAACACTAAGACTTCGTTAACATAACTCCTAAGTTCTTTCATGATACTGAAAGACTTGTAACTAGCATCAGGGTCTAAAGCAATTATGACTGTTGAGAATTGTTTCAAATGCTCCTTGTGTTGTTGCGATAAAGATGTTCCTAACAAAGCAACCCCAACACACCCCTCACTTTCAAGCACAGAGGCACTCACACAATCCTCAACAACCACTGCAACGTTACCTGTTCCATTTAGGAATGGCACGTTACTATTCCCATATCGTTTCCATTTAGGATTTGTAAACTTGTTGGTTGCTCTTCCAACTGCATCTACCATAACCCCATTGTCTCTTATGGGAAACACTATCCTCTTTTCTTTTACATCAAAGTACAGAGGAATACTATTATAATTTATCCCATACTTATGGGCAAACTCTTTTACTTCATGTCTACCTGTATGATGTACTATGTAGTCAGGTAGATTAAATTTATCTTCATCTTCTTGAACCAAGTTAAAGTGGTTTCTAATATCGGCAACTGATAACTTAGTTCTCTTTGAACCTGACACGTTACATGATGCCTTGTAACAATTCCATAACACCTGACCCATATTGTTTGTGATAGTAAAAGTTTTATGTCCACCACAGTTAGGACAGTTCATTCTCTTTGTCTGTCCATTAGATAGGTCATCTGCTATGTCAGTTATATACATCATCGTGGCACATCCAAAGTGCTTTTAACATAGGTTTCTCTTTTTGTCAAGGCATTTTCTGCAGAGGCATAAGTATTTTTCATGTAAGGCTTCACACTATTAGGTGTTGAATGTCCTGTAACTGACATGATCTGTGCCATAGAGACACCTGCCTCTACCATTTCTGTAGTGCCTGTTCTTCTCAAGTCTGCTATGCGTAATTCTTTTGGTAGTCCACACAAGTCTAGCACTCTTCGTGCTACTTTAGATAGCCTGTGTAGGGTGTAAGGTTGGTATGACTTACGTCTAGTAAACGGATAGGGTGCTACCCATTCTTGAAAACCAAACTCTTCCTTCTGTTGTGTTAACATGGCTAGTAGGTCATCACTTATAGGTAGATGCACCAATGCCCTACGTTTAGACTGCTCTAGGTTTAATACTCCTGTATCAAAGTCTATGCTACTAAACTTTAGCAGTCTCATATCTCCAACTCGTTGACACCATTCATATGCCATCTGAACTATTAGTCCTAAGTTCCTGTATTCAAAGGATAAATAACATTCATCTAAAAAAGTTTTGACCTGCTGCCTTGTCCATGTAACCTTTCTATTGTGTGTTGTCTTACACTTAAATGTTTTGAATGGGTTAGTCTCTGCATACCCCATCTCGTTTGCATATGAATACATCTTCTTAGACACAGAGCATATGTGATTAGCAAATGATACACCTCTATTGAGCCATGTCTCGTATGCTCTACGAGCCTTGACACCTGTAAAGGTAGACACTCTAGATTTCTCTACGTGCCTACCATTAACAGACGTGGACAACATTATATTTAGAAAGTAAACATAATCCTTTTGTGTTTTACTTGCTAGTAGTTTGAAGTCTTGTGACTCTAGGTACTTGTGTTTTAGTTCTAGAATATTCATCTTTGTCCTTTCTTATATCCCATATGTTAAACGTGGGTATAGTCTTATCAGGTATTAAACTTTCATGTTCTCTATCTAATAACTCTGAAAATAATTCGTAGCTTTTATCTTCCATGTTACACCTTCCATGCTATATAAATACATAATGCTATTATCAATAGCTTACCATAGTCAAGGTCAAACTTTGTACCTTCGCCATATTTCTTGTGGTAGTCCACATTAAAAAAGTCTATTATTCTACCCCACATTTTTCTTTCCTTTCTTTATAACTTTGTAATCTCTCCACCTATCTGCGTAACTATGCTCACACTTAGGCAGTTCTAAGTTAAATATATCTGCTAATATATATTCTAAACTAGGTAATTCAGTTATTGTATGATACTCTAAAGGCATAGAGTCATTAACATTATTAACTATCTCTCTCAAGTTATTAACTTGTTTTAGTAGTCTCTCTTCTTGTGCCTCTGTAATTTTAATTGTCTTACTCATGTTCTCCTCCTATATCGTTATCGTCATACTTAATTCTCTTGCCTTTGTAATACATATATCTACTTCTGCTTGGTGTGTGATAGCCTTTCTTTATAAAGAATGTAGGCTTTCTCTTTGCAGTTTCAAACGTAGCTACAGTTAAAGCAATAGCACCTATTAGAAATACGTGAGCAGTAGCAGTTATACCAAACATCCACATACTACTAAAGTACATAGAGAATACTATGCACCACATCCATGCTAACACTTGCATAACCATATGCCTAGTGTTCAAGTCAGGTATGTGTCGCAATGGATTACGTTCATGATTCATTACAGATTGCCATGTATCATATACTACCTTAGTCATTATAGATTCTCCCATATATCTGTTATCGCTACAAAGAAACCATAGGCATACACCAATACAATAACTGTCTTCAACACCTTATTCATTTGGTCATCTGCCATGTACACCCAATCGTGATACTTTCTAGGTGTAGTCGTACCATATGCTTTCAATCCTAAGTAGTCAAAGTTCCAAGCATCTCGCCTTGTATCTTTCTTCTTAGTCATAGTTCTCCCTTTCTAAAACAACTAAACCTAAAACTCTATCTAATTGTTTAACATCTTCTTTGTTACCCTTGCTTACTAAATCTGCAATCATGTTTTGTAAAACATCTACAGTTATATCTAGAAACAATTTATCATATCCACGTTTAATTTTCATTGTGAAGTCTCCTTTGCATCAGGACTTATAAATAAGAATCCACCATAGTTACCCTCTTCATCTGCAGATACTTCAATCGTAACAGGTGCATAGTTAGGTGCTTTCAATAAGAATTTAGGGAAGCCATCTTCTCCTTCTCCTAAGTATTTGTTTATAGAAAAGCCTTCTAGTTGTTTGTAATATTCATTCATGTCCATTGTATTATCTCCTTTATTCAAATGTTTTTTCTATCCATACTATTTTACCATCAATCATATCTATTATTTGTTTGGCATCATAAGCCATCATATAGATATAAAAAGTTCCATGTTCTTCTTTACCTCTTGGGTGTTCCATCTCTACATAATATCTATTCATCATACCATCTCCTTATTGTTGTTATACATTTCATGCCACTCATCTGACTGTATACCCTTGAGTATATGTGCAATCACATCTACTGTCCAACCATTACCAATCATCTTGTATCGTTGTGTCTTTGATACACCCTCTGTGTAATTATCAGGTAGTGTTTGTAATCTCTCACACTCAATAGGTGTTAGCTTTCTCCATGTCATACCTTCTACCACAACATTATCTTTTTGTACAGTAGTAAGACAATTAGTTTTATCGTCATCACGTATCTCTACTTGTGGTGTTAGTGGTAAATCCATTTGGTAATCTTTACGTACACCTTCTGCATCTAGTCTACGATTAACAATGCGACCACCTTTGGCAGAATACGTAGCTACCTTTGGTTCTCTATTGCCACCTTGCATAGTAAGTAACGTAGGTGCTTTACCATTCATGTGATACACTTGCTTTGTTGCTCTATAATTGTAGTGTGCATACTCTTCTGCATCTCCTA